CAATACAGGCTTAAATGCTTATATTGTTGATGGTGTTAATAGATATTATTGGATTGCATCTACAAATTCATTTAATACTTTGCCTGCCAGTGATGGACCGTGGAAAGGGGCAAATGTCTGTGATGTTGTGGATAACTATATTATTTACAACCAGCCTGGGACACAAAACTGGGGTGCAACTGACCTTGGTTTAGTCACATCCACTAATGCCTATTATGGCTCTAAAGATGGCTCTCCTGATCCACTTGTTTCACTTATAGTAGATCATAGGCAAGTTTTTTTGCTTGGTGAATATACTGCTGAAATGTGGACAGATGTTGGAAATATTATTCCTGGCATTATTAGCTTTCCATTTCAAAGGGTTGCAGGAACATCTGTACAGCATGGAATTGCAGCTCCTTTCTCAGTTGCTAGATTTGGTGAACAATTTGCTTTTGTAAGCCAAGACTACAGAGGTCAAAACATTATTGGAGTCATGCAAGGCTATTCATTTAAAAGAATCAGTACTCATGCAGTTGAACAGACCTTAATGAACCAATACATAGCTGATGCTGTTGCATATACTTACCAGTTAGATGGTCATGAATTTTATGTTGTCACATTTCCTACAATCAATATTACATGGGTTTTTGATTTAAATTCTGAAATGTGGCATAAATGGTTATCTTGGGATGGAACACAATTTAACAGGCATAGATCAAATTGTGGAGCTATTTTCAATAATGTTTATTTGGTTGGAGACTATCAAAATGGTCAAATCTACCAATTAGACAATGCTGTATATACAGAGGCAGGGAATACCATTAGAAGGCTTAGAAGATGTCCACATTTGGTAACTGATTTGCAAAGACAATATTTTGCTGAATTACAAATACAGTTTCAGCCTGGTGTGGGATTGGAAAATGGTCAAGGACAAAATCCACAAGCTATGCTTAGATGGTCAAATGATGGTGGTTCTACCTATTCCAATGAGCATTGGTGTACTATTGGAGCTGTAGGAAAATACAAAAACAGGGCAATTTGGAGAAGATTAGGTCAAGCTAGGGACAGAATTTTTGAAGTTAGCATTACTGATCCAGTGAAAGCTGTGATTGTTTCTGCTAATTTGAAGGCTGAGGAGGGTGAAAATTGACCATTTCAACATCAAGTGCAAGTGGGAATATCATTTGGCCGAGAGTGCCCTTTATAGACCCCACATCTGGTCAGCCTGCTTTGCCTTGGCTTTTATGGCTACAAAGCCCTAATTTTGTCAGCCTTAAAACTGGTCAACAGACAATTCAGGGAAATCAAGAAATTACAGGTAATTCAGTAATTGATGGTAATGAAATTGTAAAAGGCACTTTGACTGCTTTAGGTGGTATTTCAGGGGGTACATTTTGAATTTAGCTGATATTTTAAAAGCCAATGAAGGTTTGATGGAATTTGATCCTCAAATTGTTCATCATTTTTCTGATGGTTTATATGCCAAGCAGTTTGTTTTGCCAAAAGACCATTTAATTGTCCAACATGCCCATAAATACAGCCATTTAAGCCTTTTGGCTAAGGGAAAAGTGATAGTAAGGACTGACAACACAGAAGAAATGTATAGTGCTCCTTATTGTTTTGAAATAAAATCAGGAATAAACCATTCTATTCAGTCTTTAGAGGATTGTGTATGGTTTTGTATTCATGCAACAGATGAAAAAGACCCATCCAAAGTGGATGAAGTCTTAATTCAAAGGAGTTAAAAATGCCTATAGGACTTGGTGCTGGTATAGCAATTGCAGGAGGTTTGGGACTTATTGGTGCTGGGATGCAATCCAGTGCAGCTAAGAGTGCAGCAGACACACAGGCAAATGCTGCATTAGCAGGGCAACAACAGTTGCAACAAAACTATCAGAATTTATCTCCTCAATTTACTCCATATACTCAAGCAGGAGCACAAGGTTTAGCTCAATTACAGTCACAACTACCTAGTTTGACACAAAGTTTTGGACCAGCACAGTTACAAAGCAATCTTGCTCCTAATTACCAATTCATGCTAAATCAAGGCTTGGGTGCTCAAAACCAAGCTCTAAATGCTAGTGGTGGTGGTTCTAATATAAATACAGCAGGGACTAAGTTTGCAGAAGATTATGCTTCTAATGCTTATCAACAGGCTTTCAATAATTATCAAGCACAGCAAACTAATATTTATAACAAATTAGCAGGCATTGCAGGCATAGGTCAACAAAGCCTGGCTAACCTTTCTAATCTTTCTACTGGAAATGCCACAAATATATCTAACTTAGGTGTGGGTGCAGCAAATGCACAAGCAGCAGGCACAGTAGGAAGTGCTAGTGCTTTGGCTGGTGGTTTGAATAGTGTAGGTTCTAATTTGACTTTGGCATCTTTGTTAAATCCAGCTAACCAGGCAGGAGCTAGTTCTGTAACCCCTGCTAATATGGCAGGATTCCAAACTCCTTATCAAGCCCCAAGTTATCAAGTAACAGCACCACAACCATATAACCCAACTTATTAAGGATAAATATGGGTATTCAATCTTTTCCAATAGCAACACCAACTCCTGTTCAAACAACTCCTGTGCAAGGTAATTCAATTGCACAGATGGTTAATGCTGCCAATGGCATCCAATACTATCAACAAAATCAACAATTAAATCCATTACAGCTCAAACAAGCTCAAATGGCTATTGAACAAGCACAGCAATTAAATCCATTAGCTGTTAAAGAAGCTGAAGCCAGAACAGAAACTGCTCAGACTGGAGCACAACAAGCAAAACAAAATTATCTTGTTTCTGGTGAAGATTATGCAAGAAAAATGATTAATGCTTTGCCTCCAATTGATGATTATGTAGATAAAAATGGTGAAGTAAATCAAAAAGCATTAACTAGGTCTTTAGATATTGTCAGAAAAGGAACTGAAGCTGTAGGTCTGCCAAAACATCCATCTAATTTGCTTGGTCAGTTAGAAGATGCAGTAACCAAAAAAGATTACAACAGATATGAGGAACTAAGAAATAGAGTTGCTGGAAGTTCTGCATCACCATCTGAGCAGTTTGCATCTAAGTTTCCTAATGTCCAATTTCAGAATCTTGGTGGAACTGTTCAGCCAGTTACTACTGGCAATCCTAAAATTGCAGAAACAAGACCAGGAACTCCTGTTGGCGGAGGATTGCCTATAAGTCCATCTCCATTACCTTATGGTTCTAGAGAAGTTCCAACTGGTAGATTAGATGCTAACAATAATCCAATTGCTACTGTTTTTGATGAAAAAGGTCATATATTAGGTGAAATTACAATTAATGCTGGTACTGGACAAAGATCAGAAATAAGACCATCATCAAATGGTCAATCATATAGTCCAAATCAACCAAATCAGCCTGTTTCTCAACCAAATCAATTACCATCAAATGCTCCTTTAAGATTGCCTCCTTTTGAAAATCCTGAAACAGTTGCTTTAGAGAAAAAAAGGCAACTTGATTCTATTGCACAAAGACAAACTGTTCCAACAAGCACATATAACTACAACCAGATTATTAATTTGGCTGATAAATCTATAACTGGTGTTGGTGCTCAAGCAATTGCTAAATTGGGTGGTGGTTATGCAGGAATTCCATGGAAAGCTGATGAGGCAAGCAATCTTCAACAACTTGGTCATTACATGGCTTTACAGACTGGAAACCTTGCACAACAAGCTGGTCTAGGCACAGATCAAGGCAGATCAATTGCTCAAGAGCAAATTGGAACTACAAATTGGACTTCAGATGCAATTAAAGCAACAGCTAGAACTAATAGGGCATTAGTAACTGGAATAGATTTGTATGGAATTGGAATGAGTAATGCCATTAAAAAAGCAGGAAATAATCCATTAGCAGGCAGAGATTTTACAGAAAAATGGTCTTCAACTGCTGATATTGAGGCATTGAAGTATTATGATGCTATTAAAAATAAAGATAAAGTAGAGTTGAGAAAAGTGATTGATGCAGTTGGTGGTCCAGAATCCAAGGGATATGCTGACTTAATCACAAGATATAACAAAATTTATTCACTTGTAACTGGTGGTCAATAATGACTATTCTAAGTTTAGATGAGATGAACAATGCAGTTGATGAGGTCTATGGGAAAAAACCCAAGACTTCACAAGACATAATTGCACCAAAGAAAAGTAGCATGACTACTTTTAATCCTACACAGCCAATTGCTGATGTTGTGACCCAAGCCAGTTCTACTCCTGAAATATATCATCCACTTGATTTGCACAAGGCTGTTTTAGATGTTTATTCTGAGCCTCCTCCTCCAGAGCCAAAGGGCAGAGTTACAGGATTTTTGAGTGATGTAGGCAAAGGTTTGGCATCACTTGCTGATGTGGCTTATTCTCCTGTTCCTACAGTTCTAGGAAATATGGCATATGTTGGGGCAAAAATTAATCAAATGCCTCCTCAAAAAGCCGAAGAATTAAGTCAAAAAGTTAGTTCTTTGTTTGAAAAGCCAGTTGGTAAATTCTTTGGTGTTACAGAAGACCCTGCATACAAGCAAGAATTGTCTAACAAAATTACACAAGTAATTGGTGAATATGGCAATAAAGGGGCAGATTTTATTGCTCAAAAAACTGGTTTGCCTGTTCAAGATGTTAGAGCTATGCTTACTACAGCAAGTTTTGCTGTTCCTGAGGCTGGAGCAGAATTAAAACCTGTTGTTAAAGCAGTAACAAAGCCTGTTGTTGAGGAGGCTAAATTAATATCTGGAGCTATAGGTCAAAAAGTTCCTAAAGTCAAAATTGAACTTCAAAAGCAATTAGAGAAAAAACAAGTTCCTGAAATTACTCAAAATCTTCAGCAGTTAGAACAAGACTTTCAACAGAAAAAAGCTAATCCAACTGGTGCAGAAACAACTCAGCAAGTTGTACAAGAAGATAATGCTTCAGCAGTTGTACAAGACTTGGGTACTGCCAAGCCTACAACTCCAGATGCAGACTTTAAAGAAGTTCATTATGGTGAGGCTGGTCTGCCATTGGATGAGCAATATGCTAGAGCTAAAACAGCTCAAAAAGTATTGGGTGAAGATCATCAAGCTGATTTATCTGCTATTGAAGGTAAAGGAAAAGAAAGAGCCACAAACTACCAGACATCTAAAACTGATACAGCTCTAGGTAATTACTTGGCTGAAAGATTTGCTGATGAGCAAAATAGAATTAATGCTTATCAACAAAAATTAGTTAAAGATACTGGTGGAACATTAGGTCTTGATGAATCTTCAATATATAAAAGAGGAAATACTATTATTCAACCTCTAAAAGATTTAGAAAACTATTTTGATAAAAAGACAAGTGAGATTTACAATGCTAGAGATGAACAAGGAAAATCTGTTCCTGTTTTTACTAGCCATATAAATCAAGTATTAAATGATCCAACATTATTGCCATTAGGTGAAAATTCAAAATTAGCTGAAGCATCAAAAGCAAAACTTCAAGAACTTAAAATGCTTGATGAAGATGCTAATTTATTGCCTACTAATGCTCATATTTCTGAACAATTTAGAAAATGGCTTAATGGTAAAAATGTTTGGTCACCAGGAAATGCTGGTATTCATAGGGCATTAAAAGAAGCTGTTGATGCTGATGTATTAGACACTATTGGTGGAGATACACCACTTTATAAAGATGCTAGAGCATTGGTTGAACTAAGAAAAAATACATTAGATAATCCAAAAGGAATATCTAATATATTGGAATCTAGTGGACCAAATGGCATAAATAGAAAAGTACAAATTGAGAAAATACCTCAAAACATTACTAGCATGCCTGTGGATCAATTTACTCATGTAATTGATACTTTAAAAAGTATGCCTGATGAATTGCAACCCCAAGCTCAAAAAGCTGTAGGTGAGATTAAGGCACATTTTGTAAATCAAATGTCTGACAAAACACCTGAAAAATTGACTACATTTTTGAATGACAATAAAGAAGTGATGAATAGATTATTTTCTCCAGAGGAAATGGAGAATATAAGAGATTATCATAATGCTGTACATATTTTTAAAACCAATACTGGTTATCCTGGTGCAGCGGTTCAAAAAATAAATGTAGAAAAAAAACTTGGTCAAAAAGTAGGTGAATTTATTGTTAATAAGGGATTGCCAGTGGTTGCTGAAACAGTAACTGCTGGTCATGGCATGGGATTGCCTGCTCTTGCAACAAGCCACTATCTTGAAAAAATGACAGCTAAAAAGACTATTAAAACCCAGGCTGAAGCAGAAAAACAAGCCTTTGAAAATGCTCAAAGCAGATTTATTCCAATTAAAGACCTATTGAAACCATGAGCACAGAATCACCAATTGACCTTGTCAAGTATGGAGTACTTTGGCAAAAAGTAGAAGATTATGAGAAAAAGTTTGATTCTATGGAAAGAAAAATAGACAAACTTGAGTCATCAATTGAAAAACTTATTTCTATGGCTGATAAGTCTAGGGGTGGTTTTTGGGTAGGCATGATGGTTGTTTCAGGACTATCTAGCTTTGTTGGCTTTGTTTCTCACTATGTAACTTTGAAATAACATGCCTTTCATGCTTGCCATCTCTGCTGTGAGTGCCATCAAGCAAGGGGTGGCAATCTACAAAGATGCCAAAAATGTTGGAAAAGAAGTTTATGGTATTTATGCAGAACTAAGTGAGGGAGTTGGTAATTTCTTTGACCATCAGGAAAATGCCCACAAAGAATTAAAAGAAAAAGAAAACAATCCTCCAAAGGGCAAAAGCATAAAAGCACAGGCTCTTGAGAATGTCATCAAGAAAAAGCAACTCCAGCAAGCTGAGTATGATTTAAGGCAACTTTTGACTTATGAAGCTCCTCCAGAACTGGGTGCTTTGTGGACAGATTTTCAAGAGGAAAGAGCAAGACTAGAAAAAGACAAAGCCAAATATGAACAGGCTCAAAAAAAAAGGATGAGCAAGAATATTACAGAAAAGCAAGAAACAAAGAAAAATGGAATTTTAGAATTGCAATATGCATTGCAGTCATGGTGGTCATCTTCACAGTTGCAGGCTTAATGTATTACATCCATTGGGATTATCAGATAAATAAAGTAGAGGAACAATGGCATATTGAGTTTATGAAAAAGTTTAAACCCAATAGCAAAGAGTATGAATGTTATAAAATTTTTCAGGAAACAGGGTATTCACCAAGATACTGTAATTAGGAGTTAATATGGATTGGTTAAAAACTATTGCACCTACTATTGCCACTGCTCTTGGTGGACCATTTGGCGGTCTTGCCTATGAAGCAGTATCTAAAGTTTTAGGTGTATCACAAGATGATGCACAAAAGATGCTTTCAGATGGCAAATTAACTGCTGAACAAATAGCATCTGTGCAACAAGCTGAAATTGCTTTAAAAGCAAAAGCGCAGGAACTGGGGTTGGACTTCGAGCAACTGGCGGTAGCAGACAGAAAGTCAGCCAGAGATATGCAGCAAAGTACACACTCATTTATTCCACCCGTCCTCGCTATATTGGTCACCGTAGGGTTTTTTGGTATATTGGTAGGATTGATGATGGAAACGTTCAAAACATCAGACGCACTACTTTTAATGCTCGGTAGTTTAGGAACTGCTTGGACAGCCATCATGTCTTTTTACTTTGGTAGCTCTGCAGGTTCACAAGCCAAGGATGCAATGCTTCACAACTCAACACCATCGGAGAAAAAATGATTAACTCAAGAGACTTAAATGAATTACTTCCAGAAGTTAAAACAAAAGTCGAAAACTTCATTGCCTTATGTAAGGATGCTGGAATTGACTTACTCATTACATCAACTTACAGAGATAACGAAAGCCAAGCTAGTCTCTATGCTCAAGGTCGCACTGCACCTGGCAAAATTGTTACTAACGCTAATGCTGGAGATAGCTATCATAACTATCGTTGCGCTGTTGATGTTGTACCCCTGGTAGATGGCAAACCAGACTGGGACGGCAGCCATCCAGTATGGCAAAAGGTTGGTGAGCTGGGTGAACAGGCAGGACTAGAGTGGGCAGGTAAGTGGGTTCACTTTAAAGAGCTTGCTCACTTTCAATACGCTGGAGGATTAACCATAGCTCAGTTAAAAGAAGGAACACAAATTGTCTAGTACACCTAAAGCAAAACGTGGTCTCTACTACAACATTAATAAGAGAAGAAAACTAGGATTACCTGCAAAACGTCCTGGTCAAGCAGGTTACCCAACAGCAAAGGCATTTCGCATGGCAAAACGCACTGCCAAAAAACGATAATTTCTCAAAACGGATTTGACCGCCCACCCACCAGAAAATTTCGATTTTCCAATTACCAAGCGTTAGAATTAAGTAATTTGTGTAATATTGTAGGGTTTTCTTGTAAGCAATAAGCTAACATTGAGAATCCTGAGAACTTTTGCAAGTTATTTACGTTGCCAAAATATATCTTTTTTGACTTCGCTAATGCGATTAAATCGGTCAAAACGTCTAAATTCATTTGATATTGGTCTTCATGGTGCATGTGATGCAGCGGTGAGCCATCATTATCTTTAAAAGTAGACAGTCTAATGATTTCATTATCTGGCAACCATTTTTTAGCTTCGTCAAACATTTTAAAGTCATCACTGCACAAGACTATTTTTTTACCTTTTACCTCTTCCTTCATTTTTGTAAACAGATACTGGTAATCCATTTTGTAATCTGTGTTTCTGATGTGCAAACCCACATAAGAACCTAAATTCTTGATTTTGTTTTTAATGTATTCTTGAACTTCTGGTTTGAAAACCAAGCCATCTAAACAAAATATAGATAAAAACTCGCCTTCCCAGCACTGTTCGTGAACAAGCACTTCTTCTGTATATTCTGCGTTGTGATTAAAAGTTAACTTTCTTTTACTAACTTCTTCTATGAAGTTACTGTGCATAGAGCTGTATTTAGAAATGTAAGAATCTAGTTCACCTGCAACAGCTGACGGATGGCAAGTTAAATTGTTAAGTTCGTTATATTTAGGCATAGCCTTGATAACAGCAGGTAGTCTGGTATCAAAGTATTTCCAAAAATTGTCGTGTAGCCCTGAATCTGTGGAATCTATAAGTAAATATCTGTTGTGTTTTTCTGCGTAACGCCAACATTTTTCTACTTCACAAAGAATGTCGTTTAATCCGCCTCTAGGTTTACAAAGAACGTATTTCATGGTCTTTTCCAAAAAAATTGATAATCCATAAGAATAGGTTGAATACCAACCACTCCCAACCACTGGTAAATTGCCGTCATCCTTTCTCCCCTACAACAATAAAAGAATTATTAAGGTCTGCATTAGAGCCAACAATATTGACGTAACCTAAATTCATTAGAAAGTCGCAAATAAACTCCCTATCCAAAACGTGCAGATGCTTGCGGTTGTTCCAAGGTCTCCAATACTTTTGAGAGTAGTGAGGCAAATACAAGAATAAAGTGCCACCAGTTCTAATTCTTGTTGTCCAGTGTTCTAATGCGACCATCCAGTTGTTTAAATGTTCTAAACAATGGCTGCTAAAAATGTAATCAACCATGCCTAGTGGCAAATTGTAGGCATCGGAGTGGTCTATCTTAGGGTCTATGGGCACAGCCCCGGGAAAGCACCACTCTAGGCGGTTGCATCCTATGTCGTACCCATATCCTTTGCAATAATGTTTGGCAAAAGGAATTGCAAATTGTGCTGCAAAACCTTCTGCTTGAAACTGGGGATATTGCGTACCCTTGTATTCAATGTAGTTCATGGTGCTGGAATAAGACCGCCTTCAAATAAATAAGTCCCAAAATGCCCTAATTGCACCCAGGGAGCTGCCCAAACTGTCAAACCTGCTTCTCTAGCTCTCCAGCAAAAGTAATAATCTTCCGACAAAAGTCTTTCTGTTCCCGGCTCTATATCACAAGCAAAATATTCAATGATGGTTTCGTGCCCTATACCTTTATCAATAAAAGTAACGTCATTTTTATAAGTTCTGACTACTTTTTCCATTTTCTCAAATGCTTCTCTCTTGATGAGCATAAAACCTGTACCTACGTTCCAGACTTCTACAGGTTTATCCACAGGCACAGTTACAGAACCCTCATAACCCTTTAAATTGATGACCAAAGAACCTGTGCGGTGTTTCCACTGGTCTACTGGCGTACCTGTCATTGCAGCATGTTGTACGCCTTCCCAGTTAATTTCTTTCTTAGGGTAAATACCTGCAATGATGTCTTTGTCTGCTTGCACCATAGTTACAACGTCAATAGCATTGAATTTAATGTCTGCGTCAATAAAAAGTAAATGTGTAAATTCTTTTTTAGGCAAGAAAGTGTGTACAAGTGCGTTTCTTCCTCTTTGAATAAGGCTTTCGTTAAACATGGCAGAGTAACCCATGTTAATCCCATGTTGATTTAAAACCATAGGAAGCTGCAGTAGGCTCTGAACGTAATATCCAGTTGCCATACCTCCGTACATAGGAGTTGCAACAAACACGTTAGGTTGTTGCTTTACTACTGGTTCTTTTGTTTTTTTCTTTCTGGTTGCCATGATAAATCCTTGTTGAAGTTAAGAAATGACAGACTGTGAGATTACAGGTGGTCTGTCAGCACCTGTCCTAACTCCGAGGTTTGCCCCCGAGCAAGCTCTCACTGCTGTGTTTGGTAGGGTGTGCGGGTCTCGAACCCACGACCAACAAATTAAAAGTCTGCTGCTCTACCAACTGAGCTAACACCCCCTAATACGCTACCGTTTTTAGGATTTCCTCATCAGACACAAAACTCATTCCGTCTTTGTATCCTTCTTGATAGGCTAATTCCCACAAATCTTTAAGACTCATGTTGACTAGCTCTACGATATGTTCTCTATCCTTAGAGTGTACTTGCCCGTTTTGGCTGACTTCCTCCACCCGTGTATTACCACTGTTATGTTCGCTTTTCTCACCCATGATAAGGTCTCACTTTCTTGAATTTTTTTGATACGGGATGACACTCCAGATGCGGTGACCTGGACTGCCATAATTTCTTCACCTCTGAGACAGAGTAAATCACACCACCCCCACAAATCCTTTCTAACTCTCGCAAAAGGATTCCAGTGTTCGACTATTTCGACTAGCCAACCCTCTTCTCTCAAATGAGCTAAAGAACGCTGTGTGGGTGATGTTTTTTTAGTTACCATCAAAAAGGCACATCATCTATGTCTCTACCTTTACCATATGTGTTTTTAGGTTTGGCATAGCCTGGTGTTACTTCTGTAGGCTGAGACTGCTCTAACTGCTTTTTCTTTTTCCAATTGTCTTCTCTTGCGGAGAACATTGTAGAACCCATGCGAGTTTGTTTCTGCCACAGTCCTATATTGATACGTTCACCAGCTTTGTAGTCCATTTCTAGGACAACGTGACCTGTAAAGTCTGGTCCTTGCGGATGTTTTTTGTCTTCAGGTGCTTGGTAAAAGAATGTACCGTAGCCTGGTTTGTCTGGAAAGTTGTTGTTAGTTGCCATGTGAGGTTTCTCCTGATAAATATTTGTATTGGGCAAACTCTGCCCCGCCTTCTTTAACCATTGTTGTAGTGATGGGATGTCCTTCTTTTCTAAGAACTTCGATGTGTGCTGCAAGCCGAAAACTGCCATAGTAGTGCAATGCTTCCTTGGGAGTTATGGATAGTCCTCGTTGTAAGTGCCTCAAGATGTTATCCTTTTGCGTTCCTACTCGTCCTGGGGCACTACTGGCTTTGGGAGTGGGGATACTCCTGTTCTGCCGATAATGGCTTTAACACGCAACCTGTCTTTAGGTTCAAACTGCATAATTGTGAAGTCGTTAGCAACTTGCAGAGATTCCATCTTGCCAGGCTTGGCATCCGCAGAAATCTTAGTGGAGTTAACTATACGCATAACCATCTCTTCAAAACCTAGTAACCAGTCTTCTACGCTGTGGTAGCTGGTGTAGGGTTCATCATTTCCCGGTATGTATAGCTTGAACGCTCCATCTTCCACAATTTCAACTGGCTGAGTGTCCTCGACTCG